GAGCGGCCTGACCCTTGCTCTGAGCCAGCACTTGCTGCGAGGCTTGAGCTACCAGACGGGACAACTGAACTTCAACATCTTCTGGCAAGTCTTCATCAGGCTTAGGCATAGGTACACCCAACTGCTCTTCAACCTTCTTGCGGTAGGAGAATGCCAAGTGCTCTGAGACGTGAGCCATGATCTCGGCTTGCATCTTTTGGGCTTGTGGGTTCTGCCCAATCTGCGCTGCCATCAACGGGTCTTGCATCAAAGCCATATGAACTGCGATGTGTGCGTCATGGTCTTGGTAAATAAACGCCTTGGTGGGTTTCCCGTTTAAGAAGGCCATGTTCTCGCTCACCGGATCGCGTGGCTTCATGTCGTCTTCAATCGGGACAAGCTTGTCTGCGTTGCGCACACCCAACACTTCGATCATTTGACGGTGCAACTGCGGCAGGTCATAAATCTGCGGGGCGCTTTGCGACAACTGGATCACAGCTTGGTACTGCATGATCCTTTGGGCCATGGTCGAGCTGTTGGGGTCCGACACTGGAATGACTTCCACCATGTCGTAGTCTTCCCGCTTAGCCATGCGGTCGCCGCCTTGTGGCTCGTACTCATACTCACTTGGGGTGTTGTCCCGAATGATCTCTTTGAGCAGTTTGAATTCCTGCTTCATGGCGTAGTGAACACGCGCCTGCACTGCGCTCATTGTTTTGAGTTGACGCTCGAGCAGTGCCAGTGTTGTACCAACGGGCGAGTTGGCGCTCATATCGCTGATGTTCATGTCAGCGATAGAGCCAAGGCGACGGCCCTCTTCTGTGATGCGGTCAAGCAACGCGGCCAGAACCTGTGAGGGCTCTTTGTAAGGCAGCGGCATAATGTTGTCGCGTACCGTGCCACCGGGCACATCTACATCTCGCCACTCACCCGGAGCGATTGGGGTGTCATCTCCCTTGATCCGAAGACCACGAGACTTCAAGCCACCGGGCAAGTTGGACAAGGTGCCTGCGTCCACCAGTTGGCGGATCAAGGATGTACCTGCACGAGCATAGCCGCCGATCAGGTGGATGTAACCAAAGCCATAAGCACCGAATCCGGGCACGTAGTCATATTGAACAAAATGCTGACGCTTGAGTTTCTTAGGGTCGCTCTCGTTCCAGTTGCGGTACACCGACAAAACTTTGTTTGTGCCCTTGTCAATAGTGACGATGTAAGGAAGAGCAATCTCGTCCTCGTCCTCATAACCCGGCATATCGTAGTCCACTTGAATCTCAAGGAACTGATAACGCTCATCATCGGTAACGGAGTAGCCCTGCTCTTCAGCCTTTTTCTTCTCCACATCGTTGTGGATCATGACGGGCTCACCCAACTCCACATCACGGTAGAAGCCTGCGACCTGAAGCTTGCGAACATCGTTCTTGGTCTTGCGCATCACATGGGTTACTCGTTCTGCGGAGCGAGCACCAGAGGAGCCATAAGGAATAACGATATCTTCAGCGGGGCAGAAGATAGACACCTGACGGCCAAGGCTTGGATCGAAGTAGACCTTCTTGAAGGCGGAGCCTGCCAGACCCAAGTTGAACAGCATGCGCTCATGCTCTGGGCGGTACTCGGGCATTCCGTCAACCAACTGGAAGTTCATGTCGGCACGAACACGTTCAGCCGCGTCTTCCTTCATCTTGTCGATTGCGCCAATGATCTGCGTCTTGACTGGCCCTTGGGCTGGGAAGGTTTCAATGATGGTCTCTGACTGGAACCTCACTGCGGCCTCAGTCAAGAGTGTGGAGAAAACTCCGCAGGCACCAGTCCAAGGCTCGGTGCGCTCTTCATACTTCATGCCAAGAACCTCAAGGCCCCTGACATACATCTCTACCCAATCCTTGCGAGAAGCAATGTCTGATTCAACCTCGCCAACCAAATCAGAGCCAAGCTTTTCTAGCTCGCCCTCATCCATGAATTCAGCCAAGTTGGCATCAAAATCAGGCTCATCGTCTTCTGGCATCAGATCAATGGCAATGCCATCAATCCCAATTTCAAGACCTTCCGGGTCTTCAATCATGATCTCAACCGCAGGGGTGTCGTCCTGCACAATGTCTGAGAAATCAAGACCCTCAGGGGCCTGTGCGAGGGATGAAACCATGCTGCTCGTTGCCATATTTAATCCTAATAGAATGCGGCTCTACGCCGAAAGGACAAAGGTTCGTCCTGCTCGTCGGATTCTAGTCTCAAGAACCCGCCTTGTCGAAATCTGGTGATAGCCATAACAGCCGTGTCAGCCAAGTCATCGTGGGCCGCGTTAGGGAAAGCCGCCATCTGATCAATCACTTCTCTGGCCCATCTGGTATCCGGCGCCCACACCTTGCCAGCTTGGAAAATAGCAGACACTGTATTCATACGGGCAATCTTGTCGTTCGACTGCTGACGTGTACCCCGACTTGGGGTGTACCCCCGGATAAAAATGTCGGCCTGCTGGTTTAACTCTTGGATCAACGAAGCTCCTGCAGCCTTGGCCTCGATGATGCAGTCATCTGGCTCCCACTCAAGATAGTGCGCCCGAGCTTTTTCCTTGAGCTCGGGAAACTCCATCCGCTTTTGAAAGGCGTCCAGCAAGATTATGTTCGCGTTGTTCGGGTCCTCATCCATATAGAACACGCCCCAAGTGGTACAGGCCGAATAATCAGACCGCTCGTTTTTTGTAAACGCCGTATCCCATGCCTGAATGATGAACTCACACCTTGGTGGATCATCCCTCTCCCAAACCTGCCACCAGTCTCGCTTAACAATAGCCCCCTCTTCTCCGGTAGGCTGCTGCTGGTACTGAGCATTCCACTTGGCCGGAGCCAGTTCTTCCTTCAGCGCCTCAAGGAGTTCAAGGGACCAGAACTCAGGCCATAAGGGATTGCCAGAGGGAAGAATAGCCGGGAACTCAATGACGCGCCACTCGTCCGTCTTGTTTCTCTCGCCGGCTTCTTTCAAAACACGGCCAATGAGGTCGTTCTCACTCCAGCGGGTCGCAATAATGATGATCGCCCCATTAGGCTGAAGTCGCTGACGAGGACCAGACGTATACCACTCATACGCCTTGTCATATATAGAGGGGTCGTGCGTCGCTAGGGTCGCCTCCCCTTCGGTATGCGGATCGTCAATGATGACCAAATCCGCTCCACGGCCAGTCATCGTTCCGCCTACGCCAATGGCAAAGTACTCACCCACCTCATTTACAGCCCATCGGCCAGCCGACTTCGAGTCCTGCCGAATGTTCGTGCTCGGAAACACCTCGTGGTACTGCTCACTCATCACCAAGTTACGAACCTTCCGGCCAAATCCAACAGCCAGTTCGCCCGTGTTCGACGCCTGCATCACCTTCTTGTCAGGAAACTTCCCAAGAAACCACGCCGGTAGCATATAAGAACCAAATTCAGACTTTGTGTGCCGTGGCGGCATGGAAATTGCTAGGCGCTTTAACTTCCCCGAGGCAATGTCCTCGAACGCCTTAGCCACAACCGCATGATGCCGCCCATGAATAAACCCCGGCCACATCTTTCGGACAAAAGCCATAAAGGACGCTTGGCACTTCTCCCTCTCCACCGCAGCCTTGTACTCAGCCACCTGCTCCATCAGCTTCTCCTGCTCATGAATTGGCAACTGCGCTATCAACGCCTCCAAGTTCTCGTTCACTCAAGCTCCTTCAAGTTCTTGTAATTCACCCAAGCCGGACGTATCGTCCTTCCCACCCCATCCATCTTCTTCACAACCCCCAACTTCACCAACCTCTCAACAATCTTCACCGTACTCCCCATCCCCATCTTCCCGCGAACATACGCTATATCCCGTATGGTCGGCGAAAACCCATACTTCTTCCACCACTCATCAATCACCATAAACACCTCCTTCTGCGCCGGACTCATACCCACCTCCATACACTCATCCCTCGTAGGATCGCTACGCCGAATTTTCATGTCCCTGTGGATAACTTTTTTTACGCAACCTCCACAAATAGGTTGCCGCGTTGTTTTCGTAATCATCTGGACATTCCAACTAGAACTATTTATCTCACCACGTTTTTTGCAGGACTGCCTATTTTTTAAGCAATATACCCCCCGTGGGTCATGTTTCAAACGATGACGGGGGGGTCTCCTGTGTGGAGGGGGGTGGGTCTAGTTCGGGCGGAATAGCAGATTGTTCGTGTGGAATAGTATGTATATATGGCAGGGACTCCTCGCTGGCATTCGGGGTGGTGGCGGGTGGGTGGGTGTCGCTGCCAGCCAATTCACGCATCAGGTCATCGGCCTGAGCATCGATGATGGTGGCATCCTCAGCGCTTGCATTGCTGAGCTGCTTGAGCTGCGCCATGATCGAGGCGCGTGCATCCTCAGAGCTTGTGATCGTTCTGACTTCCTTACGCTCAGTGAACGCAGCCACTTCGGTGACGGTGCCCAGCACCTTAGCCGCAGCCGTGATCTGTCCGGGTTTTGCCTCAGGGTCAATGATCACTTTGACCAGCGATTGAATGACCAACTCACGCAAGGCCGCAGGGTTTCGATGTTTCGCCCCCTCTAATGCCAGCTCATAGGCTTCTATCTCCGCGCTTATGTCGGGCCGGGCCCTGAGCTTGTGCGCTTGGTTCCCTTGTGTCTTCGGCAGCGCCTTGGTGTTGTACGCTTTCCGATACGCAGCCGCACCCGTTGACCCCTTCGCCACTTCGAGCGCGAAAGCCTTTTGTTTTGCTGTCAGCTCACGGGCAGCACCCCTTCCAAGGATATGCGAGACGGGAACAGAGTTGAGCCCTTCGGTTATCTGAGCCCTTGTGAGTTTTGCAGGTTTGTTAGATGTCTTCATGTGTGCGATTGTAGGAGAACAGCGGGAGAGCCGCTACCGCTTCGCTTTAAACAAGCCCGCGACCACCTCACGCCACCACCAGCAGCACCCAGCACCAGCACGACCGACAAGCCGACACCACCACCGAAACGAGCCAAGGCAGGCACCACGGCAGCACACCGCCTGCGCTGTCTCACCCTATGACAGCCCCAGAGCCGCACCGCTTCGCTGATAGGGAAAACCAATCGAAACCCGAAACGCTATAAAAACAAATCATTGGATTTAGGGGCTTGACAAGTGATACATTTATTACCTCACAGCAACCACGTTAACCTAACAGACAGGAGCAAACAAGATGAAGAAACTCACACCCAAGCAGATCGCCAAGTGGCTTGACTCACTGCCCGAGACCACGCCCGTTTGGGTCACCATGTGCGCCGATGGCGTGACATTTGAGCAGGCTAAAGCGCTTGACGAACGCCGCAACGAATACCGCAGAGCCGCCGTAAAACTGCACGCGGACTTGGAGCGCTTGGATTCTCTGCTTTATGCAAACGCCGACTCTGACGCGGGCGAAAATATGCCGCCCGAATTGAACGACGCCGAAATGCTCGGCTATTACAAATATTTTTATAACCATTTGGCAAACGCCGCCGCTGTGCATTGGGAGACCGCAGGCCGCGACCTGAACGCCGAACTTGGCCGCATTGTTTACTAACCACAGGAGACCACCACCATGACCGCACCCCAGCCCATGGGCGCACTGTTTGACCAACTGGAGGCCGAACTAATCGCCAAGGACAAAGCCACCACGCCAGAGCAGCGAGCAGCAGAAGAACAGCGCCGCCAAGCACAGCGCGACCACGAAGCCAAGCACACGGCCACCGAGACCGAAGCAGACCGAGCCAACACCGACGAATACCCAGAGGGGCCCACAGAATGACCACAGCCGACACCCTACGCACCATAGCCGCCCGCCTTATCGGTTACCAGACCCAAGGCCAAGGATTCGACAAAGTACACCACAGCCTAACCCTGAAAAATGCCCTGCAATGGGCCCACTGTTACGACCGCGCCACAGTCACCCGCCGGGGCCGATTTATTGCCAGCACCACCACCAAGGCCACAAAATGAAACGCTACACGCCCGACACCATACCCGCCACCGCCGCCTATATCGGCAGCACAGAGGGCCCGGACCGCATAAGCACCCAAGTGCTCGACTTGATCGACGAAACGACCGCCCCGGCCTACATACAAGACCCAGACGGCACACGGCATTTTTTTGAACTATGCCCGCAGGATTTCCAGCCCCGCGCATACAGCAACGAAAAAAGTTTTTTATAACCCACAGGAGATAACACCATGAAACCCGAAAATTTCGCAGACTTCGCCAACGCTATTTTGTCCGCCCCGATCATGCAAGCAGCACCAGCACCGACAGCCGCCCAAGCAATCGCCGCCAAGGTTGACCGCTTAGGAGTTTTACACGCTGCACTGGCAGACATGAAACGCGAGGCCGACCAGATCCGCACCGAGCTGGAGGATGCAGGCCTAGAGAACATCGAGGGCCAACTCTACCGGGTGAACTTCGCCCAATGCGCAGGCAAGACCCTGATCGACTGGCAAGCAATCGCCCAGCGCCTGAAAGCCAGCCCTCAACTAATCCGCGCATACACCAAGACGGGCGAAGCAAGCACCCGAATGACAGTCAAAGCACGCCAGACACACTAAGGAGCCGACACCATGAAAACAATCATTTTTTATACCGACCCCGGACACGGCTGGGCAGCAGTCCCCGTGGCTGAGCTTGTCTCGCTTGGCATCGACAACAAAATCAGCGGGTATTCATACCGCAAAGGAGAAACCGCATTTTTAGAAGAGGATTGCGATTTTTCCACCTACATGGAAGCCATTAAAGGCCAACCCTACGAAATCAAAGAGCACCACACCAACAACGACAGCCCAATCAGGAATTACAAAAGATACGAGGCCACAGCATGAACCGCCAACACTTCACCGTTAACCCCGCTTTACCGCACCCCGACAGCGAAGGAGACCCCGCACCGATGCCACTAGACGAGGCCATAGCCTTCGCCCTTCGCATTCTTAAAGACCCGACCGCCACCCAATGGCAGCGCCAAAAAGCAGCCGATGAACTGCAATACAGCCACGACACACAGGACGATTAAAAATGAACAGCCACACCCCAAGCCCATGGGCCTGCACCTATACCAGCAACCACGCCCACGACTACCGACTGACCCGACCAGACGGTCAGCCGCTACCAATCAACGCCGAAGCCAACGACCACAGCGAGCAGCGAGCAAATGCCCGACTAATCGCCGCAGCGCCCGACCTATTGGAAGCCCTTAATCTGCTAATTGGAGCAGCAGAACAGCACAGCATGAGCAACGACCCAGACATTAAACAAGAATTAACCACCGCCCGCGCAGCAATCGCCAAGACAACACAGGAGCCCACAGCATGAAATACCACTTCATACAAGCCAGCAGCAACCGCAAAACCGGACCAATCCCGCAGACCTACACCAGCCGCGAATCATGCCCGCCCTCATGCGCCCATTATCGAGGCTCATGTTACGCCGAGGACTATTACACCGCCATGAATTGGAACAAGGTAAACCAGCGCGGCACAGACTTGGACGGACTAGTGAAGGCCATTAGCCGCCTGCCGAAGGGCCAACTATGGCGAATGAATGTCGCAGGAGACTTACCCGGAGAGGGTGAACAGGTGGACGCCCACGCATTGGGCCAGATCGTGAGAGCCAACAGAGGCCGAAACGGGTTTACCTACACCCACAAGCACAGCCCGGACGCTATCCGATGGGCCAAGCACGCTACACAATGGGGTTTCACCGTGAATCTCAGCGCAGACGATGTACAGCAAGCCGACCGACTCGCCGCCCATGGTTTGCCAGTCGCCGTTATTGTCCCCATGGACACGCCAAAGCACAGCCAGACACCCGAAGGCCGCCCGGTGTTGGTTTGCCCCGCCCAGACAACCGACTACATGACCTGTGCCCTTTGCGCCCTTTGCCAACGCGCCGACCGAAAACAAATCATTGGTTTTAGGGCACACGGCAGCAAAGCCAAGCAGGCCGACCGTATCGCACGCCGGGTTATCCCAATCGCTGCAATCTGACAGCGCCAGCGCCAGCCCTTCGCAGAGGGTTGTCGCGGGGATTGTCCCGACCACAGGAGCCCAAAACATGAAACCAGAAAACCCCGATGAATTGAAATGCACCAACGCCGAGCCGGGCACATACGGGCACGAATGCGGCAAACCCGCCCAATGGACAGCAGCCAAACCCAACGGATACACCAGCGCATTCTGTACCCGATGCAAGCACGAAGGCACCGAGACCCGCGCCTACACCCACTGGACAACATACGGAAACACCCAATGAAAAACCCAGAAGCCCACTACATCAACGCCGGGCACCGATACGAACGCGCCACCACGCCCGGACAAGTGGCAGCAGCGAGCCAGATAATCCGCACCCTACTGGAGGCAGAGAAGCCCCACGACCAAACCGAAGCCCGCCATTTAATCGAACGAGGCAGGCGGGAGGCCCGGACAGCATGACCGCCCCGTTATGGCCCTTCCCACCGCCCGGAGGCCCGACACCATGGACCCCGGAGCGGGTGCGCGACTACCAGCGCCAGCAGGAGGAGCGAGCCCGCGAGGGTGCGCCACCTGCGCCGTGGTGACCCCCGCCGGGGTTAATTGCGAGACAGCGGCCTCGACCTATTTGCGAGAGAGCTGCCCCATGATTGCGAGACAAATGCCTAACCAAAACCACCCATTGACACGCGCCTACATGCTGGGCGCACGAGCCACCAGCCACGCATCCATGAGTGAGGCTATGCGCCTTATCCATGCTTGCGAGAGAGCTGCCGACCGACTAACCATTGACCAGTGCAAGCTGGCCGCTGAAATACTTATTGAGAGGAAGATGCCGTGAAAACCTACCGTTTGACCATCGAAAGAACCGTGCGCTTTCAGCTTGATCTTGAGGCAGATGACCGCCTTGACGCCCTCAGAAAAGTCACTGAAATGGCATTGGACTATGATGACCGAGACCTAAAGGAAACCCGTGTCATATCTGTCCAAGAACCCACAAAGCCTGTTCAGCATCCATTTGATTGAGGGGCCCGATGGCCGTGTGTCTGCCCTTGCGGAGTGGGTAGGCCACGGTCCCAACGTGCTCGACATTGGGTTTGAAATTATGCAGAAGTTGGAGCTGGCAGCCCGCGCACACCCCGAGCGCCTAGCTGTCCAGCCCCTGACGCATTGCGTCAACTACCAGTAAAGCTACCGAATCACCTTGCCGAGTGACTGCGAGAACTTGAACAGCCCGTCACGCTGATGAACGTCATTGGCATCCATGCCCACCGCGTCTGGCATCCAATACGGCCAGCCGATCTCCTTGGCTGTACGCTCGCCTGCGACTGAAGCATCGTTGTCAGCCACGACAAACCCGTGAGGCAGTGTGGCCGCAACCTTCTTCATGTTGCCGGCACTGAAGCAAGCGTAGAGGGTGTAGCGCCGCTTCAATGCCTTCATGGCTGCGCGTATCGACAGCGCTGTGGCGTAACCCTCGCACAGAATGTTCGGCCCTTTGTTGTCGAAGCAGAAGTAGGCACCAGACGTGCGCTGACCGAACAAAAACTTCTTCTCTCCGTCCTCCCTGATGATCTGGCATCCAACGATCTGATGGCCCACTCGCATCGGGATGACAAGCAGCAGGCCGTCATTGGTCTTCCACACGTTGGCTTGCTCATCCGGGAAACCTTTGCGCTCAAGGTACGGGTGGTAGCCGATTTGGCACTGGTGGAGTATGAAGCCAGCCTTGCGAGCGGCCTCTTGCTGCTTCTGGCGAATGTCCCACGCAGCAGCCTCGACAGCCCCTCGTGCCTTGTCGGGGTCGATGGCTGAGTCACTGTCTGAATGCCAGACGCTGATCTCTGTCTCGGTGGCGTGGTTTTGCACGAAGGCGTGGTCACCCATGAACTTCACAGCGCCGTTGCGGTGGTGCCGCTTGTCCTCTGTGGGGTATCGCTTCCACACGCCGATTGGTGGTTCACGGTCGATGATCACGCCGTGGAGGCGGCAGAAGTCAAGGAAGTGCATTACCGCTTCCCCTTTAGGTAACGGATTAGAGCAGCCTTCACCGCCTTGTTGAACTCTACGCTCGGGGTTTGCGGCGTTTCAGCCAGACCCTTGGGCCAGACGCCATACTTGTCTTTGTAGGTGTGGGCGGCTCTGCCTGAGCTCCAGCCGTGGTACTTGACCATGTACTGGCACATTGACCACCAGTCTTGCTTGCTTTCCCGAGAGGCCGCCGCTTTGAGCTCCTCCATTTCTCCCGGTACTGACTCCACCATGCTGCGCTTCTCGCGGGTATAGCCGCAGTGAATGCAAGTGTCCGACCCTCCGGCCCACAAGTGTCCGCACTTGGGGCACTTGGCCGCCTCCTTCTCCTTGTCGGTCTTTTCCTTCTTGGTCTTCTCGCGAGCGTCATCCAGCTCATGCACGCCGTTGTTGTAGATGTCTTCCCAGTCCTCTTGGAACCTGATGTAGTTGCCAGCGTGATCCAGCCACACCGCAAACTCTTTATCCGGGTTGCCGCGCATGACCCGGCCCATCTGCTGGACGTGAGACGACAGTGACTTGCTGAATGGCCGTGCGCTCACGCCGATCATCACGTCAGGAACGTCAAAGCCTTTGGTCAAGATATCGGTGGCAATCAGGCCATGAATCTCTGTGTCTGGCTTGCTGAAGTCCTCGATGACCTCGCGCTTGAACTCGTCATCATCCTTGTAGGAAATGCTGATGAAGTTGTAGCCCTGCTCGGCGAACTTTTTCGACAGGTCTGCACCATGCTCCACGCCTGAGCAGAAGATGATGGTCTTGCGGGGGCGACCAAATATCTCGTGCGTCTTCTTGATCCACTCAGACACAATGTCGCCAGTGATCTGCATGCCGCGCTTGGTGGACTCGGCCTGACTCCACTCGCCGGCCACCTTCTTGGCTCCGGTCATGTCGATCTCTTTGGCAACGAACACGCGCAGTGGGCAGAGCACCTTCTGGTCCACCAACTCCTTGGTTGTGACTGTGCTGACAACGTGCTCGTACACGTTGCCAAGCCCCTTGGTGAACGGTGATGCAGACAGGCCGATGACCTTGATCTCTGGGTTGTTCTTGATGAACTCAATGGTCTGCCTGCGCATGGCGTGCGCCTCGTCAACAATCATCAGCGTCAAGCCGGGAAAGGAGCCGCGCTTCTCGAGCGTCTGAGCGGAGCACACTTGGATGTGCTCGTATGGCCTGTAACGCCAGTGTCCAGACTGCAGCACACCATGCTCGATCTTGTACTTTTCCAGCCGCTGGCTTGTCTGGTCGCACAAGATGATGCGGTCCAAAATCATGGCTGCACGATTCCCCTTCTTGTGGGTTGCATCCAGTAGCGCAATCGCCATCTCAGTTTTGCCAGCTCCCGTGGGCGCATAAAGCATCTGCGCTTTGTACCCGGCAGCAAAGCCTTTTCTCAAACCATCCAGTGAACCGGACTGGTACTCTCGTAATTCCAAACCCATTTTGTTTCTCCAACTGCCAGCACACATGCCCGCTGGCTTGGGCAATGATCACTCGGCTTTCTTGAGTTGACGCTGCATAGACAGCACTTGCTTCTTGAGTTGGCTGTTCTCTGACTGGTACTGATCCCGGCTTTGCTTGACTGCAGTTAGCTCGATCTTGGTAATGCGCAACTCCTCACGCAGCTCTTCAATCAGGCTTGTGGCCGCCTGCTTTTCTTCTGGTGAGGCATCCATAGCCACGACTGCGACACGGGCTTTCAACTCTTCGTTCTCGGCCAGCAGCATGTCGATGGCTTCTTGGTTCTGATCATCTTTAGGCTGTGTGACCTCGGGGCCTTTGAGTTCCGGCTCTTTCGGTGCGCGGCCCGCAGCCTTCTTCTTCTCCATCACCTTACCGCTTGGTGTTTTGTACTTCACCGTATCGCCCGTGTCTTTGCCAACGCCCTTGCGCAGTTCAGACACGAACGATGGGGACACATGGCAATGCTTGGCGATCTGGCCGTTGCCCATACCCTCCCACTCAAAGTCATCTAGCAACGTCATCACCGCCTTGCGCTTGTCTGCATGGGTGCGGCGCATGCCATGGTCGGTGTTCACGCCTGTTGAGTGGAATACGGCGTCCCTCAGCGTACCCTGAACCACGTTGCACAGAATGGATACCTTCTCTGCACGCTTGTGGGCCAGCAGTCGGTGATAGCCGTCCGTCAGGTAGTAGTTGATGCCATCAAAATAAACCAGCACAGGAGGGAAGTCAGCGCCAGCAGCAATGGCATCTGCATACTCCGATACCGTCTCTTCGTTAATCTCTGTTCTCGACTGCAAACGCTCGTCCATCACAAGAGCGCCGATGTTCATGACTTTATTCATTTACTTTCCTTCATAGTCCACCCCAAAAGAAACCAACGCCAGTAGGTCTGGATGTTGGTGTTGTCGTACTTCTCGCCATCCCAACCGGGAGCTCTTTTGCCCTTGGTTAAAAGGATCGCTTCAAACTGCTTTCGCGCTTCGTGCATGTTGCACCTCCTATAAAAAATTGATCTTGGATGACTTGCTGCGAATCATGTCCGTCACCCGCTTGATGTGCTTCTCGTAAACGCTGCGAGCCACTGAAGTCCTCTGCAATTCGTGCCACTCAATGATTTCTTGAAAGCTCTGAAGGCCAAGTGCCGTAGAGCCCATCCTTCCGAGGCGCTTGAACCGCTCGTGCGCGTCTAGCAGGTGCATCTCAGCGATCTTGCAATGCACCATGACCTCCGGGCCAATGTCCGCAGCAGCCATGCTCTCTGCTAAGCAAACCACTGCGTTGATGTTGTTCCAGTCTTGCTTGGTAGCAGACCCATTCCTGAATGCCTCCATGCTGCCGTCCTCCTTTTTGCGCAAAATGTTGAGGCTTTCCTCGTCGGTAATGGATGCCCCCGCCATGGCGTGCGTGATCGGATTGATGCCCGTGTCCCATATTTTTCGTCGTGTTTGTTTGCGCATGGCCTGATCATACACAATTCTGTATTTCTTTGCAATAAACTGTTGCAAATTATTTTCAACTACACTAAACTGTAGCCTAGGCAACCAATTCTTGGAGGTTGCCGCAACAAAGGAAAGCACATGGAGAAAATGAACGAGTGTCAGCATCGCTGGGAGCCCGTTGAGGGCCAGCCCCTGTACAAATGCGCCCGGTGTGGTGCGTTTCTGAGGATCATCAAATGACTGACAAAAAAACAATGAAGTTGGCGCTTAAGGCGCTGGAAGAATGGTATTTTGGTTGCGGGGCAGGAAGCGAAAGCCACGATGATGCTGTTGAAGCCATCAAGCAAGCCCTTGCAAACGACGCCCTCGACAAGATGGCAGAGAACGCAAGAGAGTTGGGGCTGGATTATGAGCCGCACAAAGGCTTGTCAGAGCATCTGGCGCAAGTAACAAACGGTCGAGTGCGTATTGACCCGGTTACTGGAAATGTTGGCATCGGAACCCCACCCGCAGCACAGCGCCCGTGGTTAGACCTGACGGATGAGCAGATTAAAGCCATAGACGAAATGGCGCTGACAAAAAATATGGCAATAGCAATGACTATGGCAACACTTAAGGAGGTAAACACATGACGCCAAAATTTATCTTGTTGCTTGAGAAGTGCATCACTGACGGAGTGATTCTTGGGCACACAAGAGCGTACAAGCACAACGATTTTCCAAGCAAAGCAGACATTAACGAATCAATCGTGCGTGAAGTTCTCAACGAGCTGCATGAGTGGTTTTATTTTGACGGAAAAGAGGAGCAAGCATGACCAAAGAAGATGCCATCAAACTTATCAAGCTGCTGTCCGCGCTGGAGTCGTGGTCGTTCAGCGCAAAGACAGACCTGCCAGAGTACCTGCACGAGGACCTGTGCATTGCTGTGGAGAAGCTGGAGAAGATTGTTTTGGAGAAGCAGTCATGAGCTACATCATTGCATCACTACCGCCCATCAAGTGCTTCGTGCGCCGTGAGTTCTTGTACAACTTTACCAAGGGCTTTGGCGAACTTGAGCCTGCCATTTGGGTCAGCATCAAGGCGCTGCGCGGTCAAGTGTTCCGCATCGAGTCGCTGCTGCCCGCATACGGCGCTCTGTACGACAAGCTGCCCCTTCATGCCTATGTATGGCGCGAAGATGTCTTTTCGGAAGACAGCGATATTGACCTACCCATTGACATCCTGCAACTGTGGGACTGTATGGGTTACCGTTTCGCGGTCTGCGAGAAGATCGGTCTGCGCAACCTCGGTGTGAAGTTTTTAGGCAAAGATAAACAGTGGCACCACGGGCGCTATTTGTTCACGGTGGACTTCTGCGCTGACGGCATGGATGCTGACACAGGGTTTACAGAGCAGGCTGAGGAGCACAAGTCGTTCAACTTCATTCGACTTGATAACGGCCAGTTTGCCACGCAGCCCAACAACCGCTGCCTGTGGTACGACCAGAGCCTGATTCCTGCGGAGGTGAAGTTCCCTGACTTCCAAGCGGCCAAAACATTCTGGACAGTGGACGGCACATGCAAGTGGTCTGCTGGCGATGATTGGTTCTATGACATCAAGGAGAAATCATGATCGACGTATACCCAACCCGCGTAGAGGCCGTGGACGAGGACGGAAATGTCCTGTTCGTGCTCAGCACCGAGGACGCAGGATGCTGCACCATGCACATCAAGAGCCCTATCCTGCTGAGTAATGGCAACCTAGAGCAAGTACTAACCGCCGTTCGCCGAGGTGTGCAGATGCTTGGACTGGAGGGCTGAGCCGCTACGCTTCGAGAAGCCCGCCACAGTGCGGGTTTTTTTACGCCAGCATCTCACCCATTGCTGCTTGAGCCAAGGCGTCTGTATGCTCGCAATCCTCCCATGGCGGGGTGGTGCAGTTGCACAGAGGCACGAACACAGCAGGGCCGGTGATCACAGGCTTTGGCGCGTGAACCTTGGGCTGGTTCTTTGGCTTCTGTTTCTTGGATGGCTTTACCCTCTTGCCGCCATACCAATCCTTGACATCCTGCCCCATCCAGAGGGCGAATGTGCGTATATCCAAGGGGTCAATGACGTACCAAGTTTTCCGGGCCGCATCCCAACGAGCGCCTTTGCTTTTTGCCAAGTCCTTTTGGCTAAACGGAACATGCAAATCAACTCTCATTTCAACCTCCAAATTTTGGACGAGTTTCGACTTACCCATGTATCCTGCCTGCCCTCCCCGTGTTCACTGGGGCGAGGATCGGAGGTTACATGGCCCCTTTATCGACCTGACTTGCCCTGTTCGTTGCCTGCCTAAGCAGTTCCTACTGTGAGCTATCGGAGCCTAGTCCGCCTGCCTTCTGGCTTAGCGTTACAGAGAGGATGATGGCCCTCTGTACGTGCATCACAGATCGCTCTGTGAACCCAGACGTTTCCATTGCTGGAAATTTGGATTTTCCCCTTGCGGGGAGGTCGTTTATTCCGTTCGCTCTCGCTACTTGGACACTCGGTTTAAAGTGGGGTTGGCCTTTTCAGTGTTCCCTTCGCTACCGCCATGGGGGACTGGTCTGGAGTGGGTGCCGGAGATTTCTGCCGCATAAGCTAACGCGCCCTGACGGGTGGGCGGCACAAATGCAAAAAGCTCTTTAGTCGGGGATCGAGCTTTAGGCTTGGTTGCCGCCAATCCGCAGTGCTGTAACACGTACGAATAGCATTGACGAAGCCCGAGCACCCACTAAAGAGCTTTCGGATGTCGCTTTACAGAGCTAAGCCGGGTTACCAATCCGACTATGGCGTCAGTATATCAAAGACGTTGGTGGACGTGCAAGCACAAAAAAAACCCCACGTCTAAGGTGGGGGTAAGTTCACTCAAGGAGAAACGCCATGAAACACGCCTGCAGTTTATCCGCAGGTGCGCAGCAGTGCAATGGCCTCTTCCACACTGTTCACAATGTACAGGTCTGATCCCGGCCACTCGTCATGGAACTTTTGCTCCGCGTCAGTGAGCCGGCGTGCCGATGGCGGCTTAGCCCCGTCCTTCACCTCAATCAGCAGGGTCTCCCCCCGGTGGCTAACCAGCAGGTCAAACAGCCCTTCGTCATTGATCTGCTTGACGTAGGCACCCTCGACACGCATGGCCTTGATGATGTCCTGCTCGTTGTCGTCGCGCCGCGCAGCTCGTCTCATAGGGTTTGTCCTAACGAAAATAATTTGAAAATATATTGTATCGGTTGTTGACGAACCTGATATATAGCAGATACAATAGAGTCCAACCTACCTGATGTATCTAGGCACGACCGGACAAGGATCGGCACGGAGAGGCGAGGCGGGGACTGGCTGGGGCTGTTTACAGCGTGATGGCTTCTAACAAGAGGTCATTTCGGTGGCAACACCACTTGGACTGCACTGCTACGGTGCGGCGGGGCGGGGTCGGGCATGGAAAAACTGGGCAAATCAAGGGCTGTTTACAGCGTTGTGAGCTTTCATTGAGAGCTCACCTCGGTGGCAACACCAATTGGCGTGGTTGTGGCTCGGAGAGGAGCGGTCAGGCTCGGCCTGCAAAGGCGTGGCGAGGGCTGTTAACAGCGTTATGAATCTTCACGGAGGGTTCATCTCGGTGGCAACACCACAAGCAACGGCTAGGTTAGGAGTGGCGAGTCCGGGTGCGGTATGGACCAGCAGGGTAGGCAGGGGCTGTTAACAGTGTGATGGTTCTTCTACGAGGAATCATTTCGGTGGCAACACCAAAGTTAAGGCGGGGACCGGTCGGGAACGGACGGGCGGGGTCGGCCAAGGCCCGGATTGCCGGGGCTAGGAGATGAAAGGTATGGCAAGGGCTAATGTAGCGTCATGACACTTCAACGAGGTGTCATTTCGATGCAAAGCGTGCATCAATCAACCAAGGAGAACATCATGAAAACAATCGCAGTTCAATTGACAGGTAAGGCCCCTTTGCTCATGCACTCGGACCGTTTTGCAAACCCGCTTGACCCACTGGCAAAAGCTCACAAAGAGCTGACCAGCAAGCGCAAGAAAACAGACGACGATCACGTTGCCATCGCACGCAGTGAGTTCATTGGCGGCTGCTACTGGCGCAAAGATGTTGGTTTCTTTTTGCCGGCACAAAACCTTGATGCCTGCCTGATCGCCGCAGCCAAGCTGCAAAAGCTCGGCGTGAAATTCAAGCAGGGCGTACAGGTCTTGGAGGATGATCTTGTGTTTGCCGGTTACGAGAAGAAAACACCCGAGCAACTGTGGAGTGACCCCGAGTACATTGACTGCCGAGGCGTCAAGGTCGGCATGGCAAAGATCATGCGCTACCGCCCCATCCTGCGCAAGTGGTCACTGAACGCAACCATCGTTGTCAACGAAGAAGTGGTCAACGTCAACGAGGTAAAAAAAGCCGTACAAGATGCCGGCGCTCTGATTGGTCTGGGTGACTATCGGCCACGCTTTGGACGCTTCAACGTGGAGTTCATCTGATGCAGGAGACAACACTGTTCCCAGCTTGGAAACAGGCCGTCAAGATTCTGATTGATGAAGGCATCACCTACGGTAGCACCATCAGCAGAAAACGCATCGCCGAGCTTTGCAACGTCAAGCCGCCTGAAAGCATTGAGGATGTTCGTAGGCATGATCTTGAACTCTTGCAATGCACATCAGAGATCAAGGACGTTCTACTGACAGCCCACTGCATGCTCTTGGTGTCCGACAACAAAGGCTCGTATGTGGTCATTGAGCCCGAGTCTCAAACCCAATACGCAGTGGACACTGGCATCAAGGCGATTGGCCGAGAGATGAAGCGGATGGCAATGTCTGTCAGCTTCACCAAGTCTGAAATGCTCACCGATTCTGGCAGGGCAAAAAACGCAGACGCACAGGCAAAGATTTCAATGCTCGCCGGAATGATGAACGCAAAAAACAAAGAGCTTCAAAACGCACTAGGAGGAAAAAATGACTGAAGACGAGAACAAGGAAGGCATGGAGACTCTTTACCGGGCAGTGCATATCGCCAACAAGTTTGGTCCGCTGATTGTCGAAGACGCAGACAAACTTGGCGGCACAGCAGCCACGGCGGCAGCCATCATGCTGTCCACGTTCACATGCGCCATGGGCATGACCTTGCACGATGCAATGGGCTTGTTCATGGCCGTCCACAAGCAGACCATGGCGATGGAGCGTGAAGATGAAACTGACAAATAACTTCGGCATGCCCGAGACGATCCTCAACGTGATCGCACGCCCGCAGTACAGCAAGGGCAAAGCCAACATGTCCGTGACCGAGCTGCTCAACAGTCCACGGATTGTCCAGCTCAAGCGAAAGCATTGGGAGGACCTGACTGAGGATGCAGCCGACATGGTGTGGTCCATCTTCGGCACGGCCATCCACAACATTCTTGAGCACGGCAAGGGTGATAGCCACATCGTTGAAGAGCGCATCCATATCGAGCTAGACGGCATGCGCATCAGCGGTGCGATTGACCTGCAAGAGCTGACCCCTGAGGGCATCATCTTGTCGGACTACAAGACCACTTCGGCGTGGGCGGTAATGAACGAGAAGCAGGACTGGCACAACCAGCTCAACAGCTACGCCCACCTTGTCGAAGCCGCCAAGAAGACGCCCGTGGTCAAGCTGCAGATCGTAGCCATCGTGCGCGACTGGAGCCGCCGTGACGCAGCAACACGCGAGGGATACCCCAAAGCACCTATCGTGGTGATCGACATCCCTCTGTGGTCGTTTGCTGACCGCGAAGCCTACGTCCGCAGCCGCATCTCTTTGCATGGCGACGCACTCTTTGAGATGGAGACTGACGGCGAGATGCCCGAATGCACTCCCGAGGAGTGTTGGGAAAAGCCAACAATGTACGCTCTGAAAAAGGATGGCAACGTCCGGGCCAAGAGCGTCCACGAAACAAGCGAAGCAGCAGACGCAGCTTTGGCTGCCGCAACAGAAAAAGCCAAGAAGGGCGAGAAGTTCCTGATCGAAGTTCGTGAGGGGGACCGCACTCGCTGTTCTAGCTTTTGCCAAGTGGCTGGCATGTGCAGCCAATATCAGAAGTATCTTTCCACCAAGCCAACTCAAGGAGAAATCTAATGGCAACACGCATCTATATCGTCACCGGCCCCACGGGCACGCGCCTCATCAAAGCTGCAGCCCCATCGCAAGCTATCACCCATGTAGCCAAGTCTGAATTCGACGCAAGAGTCGCATCGCAAGATGATCTGGTCGAAGCGCTGAGCAGAGGCATCAAAGTCGAGGTCTACGGCGAAACAGATCAACTCGCCGAATAAGGACGCATCATGTTCATCACAAAAGCAGAGAAAAATGAAATGCAGATGGCTATTCGCTCTTTGCAAGCAAAAGTCAGAGACCTTGAGATCGAGGCCACTTGGACAAAAAACAAAGTATCAAACAAGAGAAATGCCATCATCAGAACGGACGATGCGCCATGGGGCTTCAAGAAAGACGGCAACCCACGCAAGCGCCCCGGTCGCCCACTGCAAGCCATGGAGATATCAGCATGAAGGTCAAAGACTTCTTCCAAACATTCGACGTTGACCCAATCAGCGCTAGTCCTTTTCATGGACCAATCACGCCAGAGTTGATTGAGTTCATCCAGACGCGCAACGAAGAAAAGCGCAAGGCATCCATCGAGCTACTTGGTAACAAATGGCTCCTTCACCCAGACAACAGAGAACAACGCAAGGAACTCCAATGAAAGAAATTGCATCAGCATTGGTCAAAGCTCAGAAAGAGTTTGGCCCAGCACTCAAGACCAACACCAACCCGGCATTTCGCAGCAAATATGCAGACCTGTCTGCCTGTGTTGAGGCGGTCATTGACGCGCTTAACAACAACGACATCTTCATGATGCAGCCAACGCACGAGTGCGACAACGGCGTGATCGTGGAGACCATCTTCATCCACTCCTCTGGTGAGCAGATCAGCAGCGGCAAACTGTATTTCCCTGCATCGAAGAATGATGCTCAAGGGTTTATGAGTGCCCTAACTTACGCGAGAAGGGGATCACTCATGGCAGCTTGCGGCATTGCACCCGAAGATGACGATGGTAACAGCGCAGTCAAACCCAAGGCTGCGCCAGCAAAGCCCGCAGCAACCCCAGCCAAGGCACCCACCAAGGTCGAAGGCAAGGACACCGAGTGGCAACTGAAGGTCGTAGCCAAGCCAGACGGTAATCATGGTGAATGGTCACAGTTAATCATCGATGCAACCATGCTGCAGCTTGAGCAGGCCAAGACAGAAGAGCAGGTCATGAGCATCTTCAAGACCAACCGCAACATCTACGACGAAGTGAAGAGTGGCTCACCCACTGCCTACGACGTTCTGATGTCTGAATTCAAAGCAGCACGCGCCAAACACAAGGAGGTAACATGAACTCAATCACCATAGCCGGGACGCTGGGCAAAGATGCGGAGGTCAAATACTTGGCCAATGGAGATGCGATATGCAACTTCTCCGTTGCCGACTCTCAGGGGCGAGACAAGCCAACTATGTGGTGGAACTGCGGCCTGTACGGCAAGCGTGCCGAGAGCCTATCTCAATACCTCACAAAGGGCCAAGCCGTCACAGTGACTGGCTCCGTGTCTGAACGCGAGTGGACCAGTAAGGATGGCGAAAAGCGCAAGTCCATGGATGTTCGTGTGAACGACGTTGCGCTGCAGGGTGGCCGCAAGGATGCCGAGCCGCAAGAGGAGCGCCGCGCAGCACCAAAGCCAGCACCGGTACTCTTTGAAGACGACAGCGATCTGCCTTTTTAGTCATGAAGACGCTGCAATTTGAAGCCGTCAAGATTGCCATGAAGCAGGACAAGACCGGGATAATCCTGACCTTAAACATTCACCCTGACGACCTGCCCATCGACTTGATGCGCGACTTTGTTGGGGCAAGGTATCAGGTGGTCATGGTGAGATTGAACGACGAGAACAAGCCAATGAGCAGGGACGCGGAATACAGCCGTGATCCTGTTCGCACCGCAGGCATCCTGTGCCGCGATAAACAGTTTGCGCAGTACCTTCACGACAAAGAAGAAATCTTTGAAATGAAAGAGGCTGACGTGATCGAATGGCTCAAAGGCGAACTGGACATTGAGTCCCGCACTGAGCTCAAAGAAGATCAACAAAAGGCCAAGAGATTCTGGGCCATCAACGAGGAATTCCAATCATGGAAGCAAAGCGCTTGATCCCGTACTCTGTACACCTGCCAGAGGATGTGTATCTCAAGCTCAAGGAGGCCGCAGGAAACCGCAAGGCATCAGCCCTTGTGCGTGACGCCATCACCTTGATTGTCGAGGGCGACGACGAGTTCAATGGTGGCTACAACAAGGGCGTACGTGACTGCATCAGGCTGATCCAGCAGAACGAACTTTGCAAGGCCATCGGCTACTACGAGGACACTCTGGCAAAGATTCTGTCAGACCAAATTGAAGAGCTGATCGTCAATCAAAACGTGAAGGGGCGCGGCAATGGCAAGAAAACCAAAGGCTGAAGGCTTAGCGGCCATCGTAGCCAAGCAAGACCCTGTGTCGATTCAAGACCTTACCATGCGAGACTTCTTTGCAGCGTTTGCGTTGCAGGGCTTGCTGGCCTACTACGGCGACCGCTCTGTTGTTGAGAGCGATGAAGGCATCACTAGCATCCATGCAGCGGCCATGGATCACGCAGACGAGATGCTTAACAGGAGAGCGATATGATCGAACTAGATGACTGGGCGGCGCACATGATGCGTGCAGAGATTCAACTTAAAGCCATTGAGCACGGTCTACTCCACAAGGACTACACCGACATCCAAGCTCGAGCCACATCGGTCAAACACTCCATCGACAAGATGCTTGCATGGGTGGCCCGCCAAGGCTCAAGCAAGGGCGTAGATGTTGTGGAAATACTACAGAGCAACGTAGTGGCCCTTCCTGACACAAGCCACACCAAGAGCCTTCTGATCGCCTCCATTCAGGAGATTGAGCAACTCAGAGCCGAGCGACAGTTCTGGCTCAACTCTGGCTTCTATATCGGCAAGTCAGATGCAGTCGAAAAATAAAAAGTCCCCCACCGCTTCAGAGCGGGAGCACATCACACGGATCAAGGAAATGGACTGCGTGGTGTGCGGGGCATCAGGGCCAAGCGAGTGCCATGAGATCGAGCAGGGCCAGTGGTTCACTTCCATGCCCCTCTGCCCGGATTGCCACAGGGGTAGCCAAAACGGAATCCATGGGCAGAAAAGGATGTGGGCCGTTCACAAGCTGGACGAGTTATCCGCCCTGAATAAAACTTACGAAACCATCTTCAAAAACCTGTAACTAAAATACAGCACACCCTGATTCCAGTGAAAAATGAATACTAAAACAACGCGGCAACCAATTCGTGGAGGTTGCCGCGTATTTTCAGTAAGTTGCATTTTGTAACTTAGTTACGATCTTCCATCGCCTTGACCCGTTCATTGAGCACTTGCATTCTGCGGGTGATCAGCTTTTCGACGGCTTGGATTGACTCTTTTGGGGCATCGCGCTCGAGCAGTGCCTTGCGGCGCTTGCGTAACTCCTGAACATCCTTGAAGGTCTTGTTGGCTAGAGGTAGCAAGCGGGCTTCTGGGTTCTCTTTAAGAAAGTCCCCAAGCGGCTCCTTGCGCTCCCTGCGGCCCGTGACCACGTTGTTCAACTCGTTCAGTTCCTTCATGTTCTTGTAGAACTTGTTGGACTCTGCTGCTGCGCTTTTCGTCTCGCCTACAAATCGGCCATACAGGGGTATCTTGTAAGGCGGCAGGTCCTCGCCGGTGATGGTCTTATCAATGGTGGTTGTGAGCTTCACGAACTCCCGGCCCACACCGCCAGTTGCTTGGCCGATCAGGTATTCGATCTGCTCTGGCGTAGGACTGATGACGCCCTGCCGATCCTTGTCACCACCACTAGCCGCGTTCAGGAACTCAGCCAAGGCCGTGGTCAGGAAGTTGGCACCCTCTCGAGCCCGTGAGTAACCCGGCGTTGGGTTCAGGGAGAACATGTCCTCCTTTGAGATCGGCTTGCCGGTAAAGTCCTTGTTTTCAAAAAGAGCAACGATTGGGTCGGCAAAAGTTGGGGCCAGTGTCTGGGCGGACCAACCAGCGTTACCGACAGGGTTGAAGGCATCAAGGAACAAGCCAGTCAAATCCGTGACGCGGCGAGCGGTATCGTCAAAGCCAGACATGGCCCACTCAGTCAAGATGCGCGAGATGCCCGGTATGACGTGAAATCCCAAAGGCATTGGGAAGGCTACGTAATTGCCATCGCCAGTCGGGATCAGGATGTTTTTGGATCGAATGAACTCTGGTGGCTCCTCGTCATCAAACCCAGCGGCAGCCAAGAGCAAAGCCTGCATAGAGCCAAGCAGCAGTCCTCCAGCCATGATCTTCTTGCCCATCGGCCCCTTGAGGGTTTCGATCATTCGTGCGGAACCCTGCATGGAGGCGTTGAAGAACGCATACAGTGCGCCCATTTGCGTAGCCACATCGCCCTTGCGGTTGAAGTTCACCGTCAGGTTCTTCGCCAAAGAAGCAGCGCGTTGCTTGGCCTCTTCTGGGCTCATTCCCTTTTTGATAAATTTATCCCTTGCCACTACATACGCAGCCAAACGAACGGCGTTTTCAAGCGAGTCGTTGTAGTCGCTGAGCCAGTCAACCACAGCCCTGCCGCCAGCCATTAACTTGCCTTCAGTTAGCCTAGACATTTCGTCCAACAGGGCCTCCGTGCGGTCCTGTGTGCGGCTAAAGTTATCCCTGAAGCCTGTCTGCCCACCTTCGCTTTGAAACTCCTTCCAATCAGGTGTCATTTTGAAATCAGAAACCTCACCCTTACGGCGCTTTCTCAAGCTGGAGTAAATTGCACCCATCGCAGGGACGACCAGCTTTGCAATTTCTTTTTGCTGGCCGGCAAGCTCCGTTGTGGAGAGCTGAAGTGCGCCAGCCTGAATGTCGCGCAAAAAGTTGTACGGTCCGAAGATCGGGTTGTACTGCGTGTTGACCGAGGCCATCCAGCGGGTGACCTTTGCGATCATTCCCAAGGTGGTGCCAAGGTCCTGTGCATCAAGGTTCTTCAGCGCCGTGGCAGCGCGTGCAGAGCGAGGGTCTTTGGGGTTGAAGAAGACGTAGCGCCTCTCTCCGTTGATGCGGGTAGCTAAGACGAATTTGCTCTTGCGCAGCTCGGTGTTGATCCTGCTGACAATCTGATTTCTCTTTGGATCAAGGACTCGCTGCTTTGGCTCCTTCATCAGGTAGTCAGCAGCCTCTTCATCCAGCCCCATGGCGCGAAGCTCCTCAATCGCATCCTCTGGCATCTTCTCAGCATCAGGGTTGATAGCCATCCAGAAGTCTGGGTTTGGAGCTTCCAGAGCAAGGCCGTATACAGCCTGTGCAACGCGGTTCTTCTCCGTGAGGGCGATGGCATTACTTCGCGCAGCCATCACGTTACCAATGATGTCCACCACGTTGCGTTTCGAGCCCATAGCTGAGCGGCTGAAGTCACGGCGCACATCGAAACCACGGCCAGTTCCAAAACTTCCGAAGTTGTAATCAAAGTCTTTTTCCTCGCGCATCAGCGGCACGTAATTAGGGAATGTTTCTTCCCACGCTTTGATGGTCTCGGCACTCTCGTAGCCGGTCTCCACGAGCAGATCGCGTGTGCCCTTGGTGATGCTGTCAATCCGCTTTGCCAACGCTTCGTACTTTGCCTTGGTCTCTTTGTCCAAACCGGAAAGGTAAGCGCGTGCATCTGCCGTGGTGACGCTTGAGCCGCCGTCCTGCATCTCTGGGCGTGTTTTGTTGCGTTGAGCTACAAACTTGTTGTAGTCCTCTGCATGGCGGTTCAGCAAGTACTTTTCAAATTCGCCAATGGTCACGCCCTTCTTCTGCATGTCCTCCAAAAAAGGGACTCGCTCTTTGTCGGCAAACTCAAGAACAGCATTGGCCGTACGTCCGTGGTACAACTCCTCTTGCAAGTAAGGGTTCCACTTAGTTGCGATCTCTTTGCCGGTGCTCTTGACCGCCTCAAGGATGCGCTTCACGTCGATGTTCTTGTCGAGCAGCTTGTAGATCAAGCCGTCTTGTAGTTCCATCTTTGGATCGGTCGTGATTGACCAAGTGCCAAGCACCGGCTCGCCAAAGATGTTCTGGCGGGTGGGGTTGGCCTGCATGGCGTTGATGTCTTGAACATCCGGATCGTAAGTTCCGATGTTGCCAGTGGCAGATTTGATTTGAGTAGGCTCGAAGGCAATAAACACGCGGTGCTTTACGCTGTCAGATTTAATGCGACCACCGCCAATATGGGTGATGCCATCAAAGCCCATGGCTCGTATGCCGTCCTGCATTATTTCTGCGCCCTCGTAGAGAGGTATTTGCTGATCCGTTAATAGCTCTTCTGCTGCGCGATACCAGCTTTCATTCGTAGTACCGCCCTCGTGATAATCATCTATGCCATCAAACTGCGATGTCCACGCATCCGCATCTGCTTCGGCGTCCATATCCAGCGGGTTCTTGATCGAAAGAAACGCAGGGTAAACAGTTGGTGTATCTCCTCTGCCTTTGGTCGTGTAGCTGCTCGCCACTTCTGGATTGTCGGTAAAGTAGGCCCCCATGCCCATAAGCCCGTAGCTTGATCCGTAAGTGTCAAAAAAAGTGAAGGCCTCACCCTTTTGATTTTGGCTGGTGCCGTGATACATCCGCAGCGGCTCACCATTCTCATCAACCACCTTGCTGTCACCGAACCAGCGCTTAAAGGCTGGGGTGTCGGTCTTGGCGGTTACTTCTCTAGCACCTCGATCTTCGAGTCGCGTAGCTCCGCTGACATCAGTGCGTTCTGTGCCAGCTTCGGGTTGAACTGCTGTACCTTCAACAGCTCTTGAGGGCTGAATTTTGATTCCAGCAGTGCTTGTCTTTGTTGTGCCTGCTGCTCTTGCTGCTTGCGATTCATTTTGAATCCTTTCGACAATGGATTGAATTTGTGAGTATGCCTCTGGCGCGTTCGTTTGTAAATCCACAGGAGATACAAAATAATAGGCAAACGCTTGAGCGAATGTCTCTTCTTTGGGTCGCACTCTTCCTCTGAACTGCGGAGCAAACGGATACGCCATCGGGTGCAGAAGCTTGTTCGTGCTATTGGTGTACCAGCCTTGCAACTCTGCATAAGCCTTGGCCCAGCTTGCTTTCTCAGATGGCTTTCCGCCAGCCGTGTCTACCGCATGAGCAAGCTCATGGATTAAGGTGTGCAGCATTTCCGATTTTGCAGAATCTTTCCATTTATTGGCGATCATCAGTGAGCCGGTTGATGACATAACCGCAATCACATCCATGCGGGTTGAGCCCGCAGCCGTGACGTTGCCAAGCACCAGCGGGGGGAGACCAAGATCAAGCGCTTGGGAAGCAAGGCCAAGAATTTCTTTTATCTGCGCATTAGTAAGGGGTGCTGGCCTCAGCATTTGAGTCTTGTTGGCAGACCTCGCCCTGAAAGGAAGGATGGGCAGAGTAAGTCTTACCTTGAATAAATCCAAAGCCTCCTTGCGCTCTTGCTCTGGACTGATTGCAACAACCTCTGGCTCTAGTGCTAGGGCAGGTTCGGGTTGATTGAAGATGTCACCAGTCGTGTCCTGACGACCCTCCTCGCGGGTCAACTCAAACTGACCAGCGCCAGCTTCGGACTCTTTGCGCACCTGCTCACGCTCATCAAGCTCAGGGGCCTTGGCTTTGCGCTCTTCCTCCTCAACCACTTGATCTTTGGTCGGGCTCTCAAGCTTCAGACGCTCCTCTTCCAAGCGCTTGCGCTCCTCAAGAAGACGAGCCTCGCGCTGGTTCAGCTCTGCTTCGCGGTCAAGCTGGGCTTGGCGCTTGTCGAGGTCAGCATCTGCCTTTTCTGCTTCACTCTGTTCAGGAGTTCTATCCGCTTCTGGGGCGGCAGGCTCCTCAATAACTTGATCAAGCTCTCTTTGTTCATCGGCGGCATATTGAAGCTCCCTGTTAATTTCGTCATCCGTCAGAAGGTCTTGAATCTGTCGCTCAATCGACTCGATGTCATTTTCGACGCGCTGGATAGCAAGCTCTGTTTCGTAGGTGTAAAGCTGGTTGTTGCGCAGCTTATCGCGAACGTATTCCGCCGACTCGCTGTTCACGTAGTCGGGGCTGTCTGGGCGCATCTTGATTGGCAAAAAGATGTTGAGCTTGCCGGTGTCAACCATGTCTTCCATGGATGCACCGATCTGACCTTTTGGTGCCTTCAAATTCAAGAATGGATTCTTGCCAACTTGGCGGGCACGGCCACCCAACTCAGACAATTCTGCGTCTCTTAGTGTGCCTCGTAGCACCTGAGAAAGACTGGTTCCAGAAGTTCTTTTTGCAAGCTTGTCTCGCTCAGCAATAGCAAGTTCTTGATCTTGCGTCAGCTTTTCAACCTCAGCCTCAACCTCTGGAATCATGGGTTGG